AGCAAGCAAACGTTCCTCAGCTAAATCCCCAACAGTCCTAGCTGTTTGACCGCTAAATGCCATGCCACGACCAGCCGCTTGATTAACAGCTACGTTTTTAGCTTTATCAAATTCAAGATCATACAACCCTCCAGAACGAGAACCTGACATTAGTTGGTTACGTTCCGAAGCATCCTCAGGTCCTTCGTATAAACCGAAGTTACGAGTAGCTTGTTGTAATAGCCGATCATAATTCATCTTCATTGTTCGATTAATGTTTGTTTTGTCCATGCCGAAAGCGGCCATAAACGTTGCATAAGCAGGATCAGCTAGTAATTCTTCTCGTGCTTCTATTCCTTCAAATGGGTCAGATACAGTCTCTTCTTCTTCAGTATCTTCAAGCATGCCGTCGCCTTGAACAGGTTCCGGTTCCATACTAAAGCCAGGGTCAATGTCATCAGTTGTTTCTTCAGTTTGAGGCAAATTAATAATCTGACCTGGCCTAATAAGGTTAGGATTATCAGCGTATTGAGGGTTAAGACGAATTAACTCTTGATATGTTATTCCGTTGTCTCTAGCTATTTTGTATAAAGAATCGCCAGATTGTACCGTATACGCCATATGAGTATGTTACTCCTCTTCTTCTTGCTTGTCATTAAGCATTTGCTGTAGTTTTGCTATCTGTAGCTTCTGTACACAGATAGTTAGTTCTTTGTTAAACGTCTTATCCATTTCTGCTACTAATTCTTCTAATGTAATATCCATTCTTATCCTTCTAAAGTTGCTACTCTTTGCCTTAAACTTTTAACTTCTTGTATTAAAAGAGGCGTAAACTTAGCATAATCTATAGCGGCAGGAACATATTGATCTTCATAAATAGGTTCTGCTTCTTCGTCATCTATATTAGTTTGTTCTTTAATAGTAGAAGCTTCTGTAGCTATACCTATAGGCAATATAGTCGTATCTTGAAGTTCTAAAATATCTTGTGCAAACAAACCTATTTCTACTCTGTCTGGGTAACTGCCACCTTTCCATGTAAATTTACGGACATTTATTGCGTCAATTATGCTAGATACATCTCCTGCATCACCTAAATCATTCTTTAATGTTTTGTCAGAAGCAGATGCGTAACTAACACTTAAGCTACCTGTACCTCTAACATAGCCAGCGTTGCTTCCGCTACCTCTTCGCCACAAAACCCAATAGTCATTAGTACCTAAGTTAGAAGAATCGCCACTAGCACCTACTTGAAAAATACTTGCGATCCTACTACCAGTATCAACATCTTTATCATTCCATACTAAAAGAGGAACCATGCCTGATGTTTGAGTACGTAATGCAAGCATCCTAGCACCTATAATGCTAGCGTTTGCATCATCTCTAAATCCTGCTTTGCCGTCTTGATCAATTCTAAAACTAATTGTTCCTCCAGTATAAAGAAAAAATCTCCCTGCATTAGTAGAGTCGCCATCTCCATACATGTTTAATGCAACACCATCAGCAGTAGTGCTTTTAGCCCTTAATTGAAGTATTTCACGACCAGTTCCACTGTTATTAGTAAGTGAAGAAAAACTACCTCCTCTTAATTTAAGAGCACCAGAAACATTAAGGTCATCTTCATCCTCATCCCATTCCATGTATTTCCCAGAAGTAGCTCCATAAAACTTGACATCATGTCCTGAACCATCAGATCCAACAGTTAACGTACCAGTAATAGAAGTGTTGCCAGTTACATCTGCACTACCATCAAACGATAAACCATTAATAGTACGAGCAGTAGCCAATTTAGTAGCAGTCGCCGCATTCCCAGACGTATCCTGACTACCAGCAGTATTAACACCTGGCAGATTAATATTACCTGTCCCGTCAAAAGATACACCACCTATAGTACGTGCTGTCTCTAATGCCGTGGCAGTTGCCGCATTACCAGATGTAGCTTGATTGCCTCCACTATTAACTCCTGGCAAATCAATATTGCCTGTACCGTCAAATGAAACTCCACCTATTGTCCTAGCAGTTGCTAAAGCAGTAGCTGTAGCCGCATTACCTGAGGTATCTTGACTACCAGATGTATTTACTCCTGGAAGATTAATATTACCTGTACCATTAAACGACACACCGCCTATAGTCCTAGCCGTTTCTAAAGCTGTCGCTGTTGCGGCATTGCCAGAAGTGTCTTGATTACCTGTAGCGTTCACTCCAGCTAAATCAATGTTACCTGTCCCATCGAACGACACTCCGCCTATATTCCGTGCTGTTTCTAGCGCTGTAGCTGTTGCGGCGTTTCCTGACGTAGCTTGATTACCTGCTGTGTTTACACCTGGAAGGTTGATATTACCTGTCCCGTCAAATGAAACGCCACCTATAGTGCGTGCTGTTTCCAATGCTGTAGCAGTCCCAGCGTTACCACTAATATTTGTCACACCCGTAATGTAACTGTAAGAAAGTATTTTATCTTGAACTGCCGCACTCGTCATTAATGTTGTGTCATTGTCAGCAAATACCTCAGTACCTGTTTGAATTGCCGCACCATCAAACTCAGAGACAGTAAGACCTGAAACATTGAGGGTAACGGCTCCACTCGCACCTCCGCCCGAAAGTCCGGTTCCTGCCGTTACCCCCGTAATATCTCCGGTGGCAGTCGTATATCCGTAGGACTCAATCTTATCTTGAACAGCGGCACTAGTCATAATCGAAGTATTATTATCGACAAAACTTTCATCACCAGTTTGAACCGTAGTTAAAGAAACACTGTCAAGCTTTACTCCAGTTGCTTGTATCTCTCCTTGAGTTTGACGCAAGTTTCCATTAAGCACTAATCCAGTACCAACATTAATAGAAGAATAAATAGGACTATCGTCATCAAAATCAGTATTTAAATTATTAATATAATCAAGCCAAGCCGTCATGTGTTTATGTTTGTTAAAGGAGTTTGCGGTTCATACGCATACTCAACCGTTACTTCATTAAAAGCCACAGACTTAATACCTGTAATGCTTACATTTATTTGAGAACACAAAGGCATTCGAGCAGGACGCAAAACTACACGACCTCGCTTTGGTTTATACACAGTTCCAGAAGTAGAACTTAACTCAGTAGCGTCTAACGAACCTACAGTAATAGTGCTTATTTCATCACCTTGATGTACACAATCAGCTTTAACAGTAAACGCAGGTGTCGTAAAACCACTAGAGTTCCAAAAATCAAAATCGATAATAACTTTTTCTATAGCCGCAGATGTTTTTTCAGGAGGCCTATAGGTAGCTAACCAAATAGCGCCTTCAAATCTGTCATCAGTATCAGTTGTATGAACAGCAACTTCAGTGTTGCCCGTAAACGCATCATTACTATTAGAAGGTCTATTTAAAGTTACAGGTCTAACGTACAAAGAATTATCAGGATTAGCATGTGTGTTGTATTCATCTAACGCAAAGAACCCCCAATGGTCATTTCCCATAGGAATAACATCAACAATTGCAGGGTTTAATACGCTATCGTCACCTGGACCAAAATACAATTGATGAGTCCATACACCATTAACTAAATCTAAAGAACGGTCACCTTTATACACGTTATTAGTAACAGTGCTACCTACAGTTTTTACTTTGTAAGGTAAACACACAGCGTTATGTGCGTGTGAAGGAACGCCTCGCATAAAATATGCGTCGATAGCGTCATCTCCTTCGTTAGGTATCTTTACATAACTAAACGTTTGGTCATCTATGTTGTCTTTAGTTGCAACAACAACACCTGTTTGTCTTGTTATATATACAATTGCTGATCCCGTAACAGCGGCAGTTACATAAAAATCAGGCAATATTTTAGTGCCTATATATCTAATTTCGCCAAAACCAGGGTTATCAGTATACGCAAACCTATACCATCTACCATCAGCCATAGCTATAAGTAAAGAATCAAACGTTTGCCAACAACCAACTATAGCCAAATCAGGGTCAGCTCCTACGGCAATGAACGCATTCTCCCCATTGTCGTCATCTCGCCAATCACTTATATCCCCTACACGGGAATAATATATTCGGTTGCCGTTATAGTTAGTTCCTGAATCGTAATCGCCCCAAGCCCAATACCTGTCACGCCAACCAAATAAACCCATAGGGTCCCAGTTTTGTGGGTACTCATTAGATGTTAATGTAGCGTCACCACTTGCAGTAATAGCTTGATAACCATCAGTTCCAGTGTCATCTAAACCATTAAAATAACCGTCACCACCAAAAATAATATCAGTACTGCCTTTATATTGAAACGGCATAGAACTAATAAGAATTTCAGAACTAGCATCCCAAGCCGCTTCAGAATACCTAGCAGGTTTAAGAAAACATCTAAACGTAGAATGATCAATACTACCTAAAGTGCCAGCAGAATGAGCTGTCTCATCCCAATAATACCTAGTGCCACTACCTTTTTCCATAATCATCAAACGAGCCTTAGCGCTTGCTTCTATAGACAAAGGCCCAGCATTAAAGTCAGTAGCTTGATACCAAGCAACACCAGCAAAATGCTGATACGCAGAATGAAACAAAACATCCCCGTTAATACCAACCTCTTTTAAACAAGGCCTAGGCCCCAAAGAACCATTCTCATACAACTGCATATTTACGCAATCATAAAAATAACCTTTTTTAGGGCCATGATCAGAACCTAACGAATGCCATGGACCAGTAGTCCAATCGTCAAATGTGACAATATCTTTCTGCTCTGTAGGCATTATCCATGCTCCCAATCCCTACGTGTAGCTATAGTTACAGGTTCATAACTTCTAGAAACATCATCAGCAAAAGACTTTAACTGTTGCTTATATTGAGTTTCTAACATTTGATACAACTCACTATCCCTAAGTTTTTGAGCTACATACGAAGAAGCTTTAGTAACAATAACATTGTCAAACCAATCAGGATTACCGACAGTAGCACTCGTGCTACCCAAAACATCAGTAGTTTCTAAATACCTATGCTCAATCGAATACGCTTTATCAGGCATAGGATACAAATAAATTTGACCAGCATGCTCAGTATAATAAGCAGGAGTACCCGTCATATCAGCCCAAGCAACACGCCTAGTCCATTTCCAAGTACGTTTCTGTAAAACAGCAGGAGGGTCCACTAAAGTAACAGACAAAGTGTTACGCCAATCAGCCGCAGGCGTATACGTATTATCATCAGCGCTAACAGAAATAGTTTCTATTTTCTGTCGCCAAGGCCAACTATATTGCGACTCAACATCTTGCATAGCGGCATTAATAAAATCAAGAATATTAGTATCAGTTACCCTGGCATCATCAGTAGCTAAATTAACCCGATTACGTATTTGAACAATTAACGCAGAAGCCGCAGTCATAATCCCATCTCATATTCTATCCAACTTTTAAGAGCCATAATTTTCATAATTTGCTGTTGATCCTCAGTAAAAGACGTAATAGGAGGAAACCCAGAAACATTAGGTTCAGGTTGAGGAGCAACAGTAGGAACAGTACTAGCAGGAACTACCTGTTGCATACGTTGTTTACGATCAACATTTTGAGCATTAGAAACATCAACAGCTCTAGGCTCAACAGGAACTTTCTTAGGAGTAGGCGCTCCCATTTTAGGCATCTGTTTACGTGGTTTACGATTATTACGACGAGCTTCCCGAACCATCGGATTTCTAGCCACATTACGAGAATGTATCCTTTGCGAATCTAAATTACCTGCTCGTTTATCTACCATAAAACTACCTTAGTACACTCTGCTACGATAGCCACCAACTTCTTTATGGTGAGCTAAAGCAACCTTATCCTCAGCTTCCGCCATCCGATCAGCGTGCTCCTTTGCCTGATCTTCCATTATTTTGTCATTATGAGTATCTATCTCATTAACTATCTGATCAATAGATTTCCTTGACATATCACGCATTAACAAATACTGGACCATCTGATATGGATTAGGAGGAGGATCAAAAGGAGCAGAGCCTACCAGAGTTTCTCTGCCAGGCCCGTTCCGCTCATCCCATATTTCAATGCGATTTAATTCTTTATTCCAACAAACCATAAGGAAGGGGTCACCTTCCCAACCCATAGCTGGAGATCCTTTAGTTATAATATCTGCTAGATCATTGCCTATAAGTTTAGTTTCTCGAATACGTTTAGTTAATTCTGATCTGTCCATAACTCTCCTAAGACCGACAGGGAAGAAAGGAAAAAAACCCTGCCGGTCCTAGTTTAGAGGTTATTTACCTGTAACTTGTACCAAGCAACGCAAAGTATTGATGTCTACGCCATCACCAACCTCGTCTTCAGCGCCGTCACCGCCACTGGCTTCAAGGAATACTTTAAGTTTGCTATTGGTGTCATCCCAGATAACACGGTACATCGCAAGATTAGTTGAGTGTACAATCACTGAATCTATTTGGTGCAACCCAGAAAAAGCTGTGTTAGCCAAAGCTTCACCGTTTGTAGGATAGTTATCATCAAATGCAATTTTTGCATCGATAACTACCCTGTCACCCATAATCCTACGGTCTTCATTAGATATCGTTAGAGCCATAATTAACTCTCCGATAGGTCAGAAATTTTACCGTGTGTGTTTCTCTGGTCAGTACAGATTTGATGATACTTAAACATGTAAGCTTCAAATTGATCGTAACCAGCAGTATTCCTAAGAATAGCTCCGTCATAATCTGCCCATTCCCAATCAGACATTTCGTGTTGAACGATATGATTGGTGTTAAGCAAGTATGCCAGGTTAGCTGGACAGTCTCTATCAGCTACAAGTGGAAGTGAAACATCTCCGCAATCAATAGTTAGAGCTTTGAAACCACCCTTAAGGGTAAGAGAAGCTCCGTCATTGAATCGCTTCATGCTTTTCAACTGTGCCGCATAGTTACGACGTACACCTTTAGTGGTGACACATAGGTTCGGGCTTTTGCCTGATTCTATGTCTATGTCGTCTATGACTTTCTCAAAGAGAGTGTCAGTTGCGGCTCGGTTTGTGCCACTGTTGTCGTTGATAATAGATGACCAAGATGGGTATGTGCTTGAATCTACGTTGTGTAGCGAAGTACCAGAGGCTCCAACGATCTTTGCAAGACCGATAAGCTCGTGTGTACCTGCGTTATCAGCGGCATCTGCACCTGAACCGTCAGCATCTTTTTTGTTGCCCTGCCTAAATAGGAAGTGCGACGTGCCGACACCGGCAGTTGGGTTAGTAGTAAAGGTTACTGTACCTGCTGATTTATCAATAGATGCAATTTCAAGCCCAGCGCCTTTAGCGTCAGCATCAGATACTGTACCAACGTCAATTAACATACCAACATGAAGTTGATTCAGTTGTTGTGTTGTTGGGCTAGTAAGTGTAATAGTTGCTGTAGACACTGAAGCGCATTGTGCTATAGCCGCATTTCCATCGTTGAAGATTTGACGGTTAATGTCACGACGTAGGTCGTTAACACCTTGTGTCATTTCTGATGAAAGTGCTCGCACAAATGAACCTGAGTCATTTACTGTAGCTTTCATTGCTTGACCAGATACTTTAATTCGCAGATAGTTATAGGCAAGGCCTACTCTTTCTTCTGCGTATCCCTGGCTTCCTGCCGTTGGTAGTTGACCGCCTTCTGCTCTAGCACCAACACCGCTGTTACGTTGTACGTGCAAAGAAAGTACAGCTCGGCGACCTTCTACGTGACGTGAAGACCGTTCGATCTGAGCAAGCATCATGTTTTCATTGTTTAGCTGTTCACGAGCTGGTGGAAGATAATATTCCTTTAGCGCCGCATCCAGCGTAGTAGTCGTTGCCGTCATTTGGCTAACTCCTTATATGCTTGTAGATGAATAAATTACTTCGTCTTGCTATCAAAGCCTGCTTTGATGCGACTTGGTGACCTGTCACCTACAACTAAATATAAGGTATTTGTAACCTAAATGCAACTATTCTTCAGTTTGTGGAGCCGTGTGATTAGAAAAAGCGGCATTAAGTTCTTCAACAGTTAAAACACCATCATCAGCAAATGCAATTGCAATTTTCTGAAGGACTTGCGCCACAGCACACACACCACTCAGGATTGCGGCCTTGTAAACTGGGATGCCGCCAATCATACTGGCTCCTCCGATAATTGCCATTACCTGGATACCGAAAACACTCACAATGCGTAGAGCTGTGTTTACAAATAAACTCATTCTTCTTTGCCATTCCAATTAATAAGTACACCGAACATGTGGACAATAAAACTTGCAATAGAAATATAAATACCGTATTCACGTGTTTCTCCCGATAATGTTATTAATACAAGGCCAGTACCTCCAATAGTCCAGCCCAGCATGGTTGTCTCTTGAATAAACTTCTTCAAGAATTTAATCATGTATTCCTCCTTCGTTGAGGGATTGATGGACCGCTTGCAGGCGATGAACCTAGTATAGGCTTCGGCTGTACCGCAGGTCTAGCGGCTACTACTGCACTTACTGTTGTTGCCGCCACAACAACACGCCTTTCTTCTACTGTTATAGTGCTATCTTCAGCAACATAATCATCAAAACCGCCGTCAAAAATATTTACAGATTCCTCAAATTCATCTTTGACTTCATCAGGTGCTTCATTAAATAAAGCCGGAGCAGTTTCAAATAATTCTTCTAATTCCTCTTCTTGAGCTTCTTCAAAAAAATCTTCATTATCTTCTAAGACATCCTCAAAAAAGTCTTCAATTTCCTCTGGGTCTGATAATACTTCTTCCAAAAGTTCTGCCTCTTCCTCAAAGAGGTCATCCACTTCAAAGTCTTCGTATTCGGGTTCTTCCAATAACAGTTCATCTTCTTCTATTATTTCAAAATTTTCCTCCTCTTCCAAAGGTTCTTCGTCACTCAATTCTGCTTCAGGTTCTTCAAATAAAATTTCAATTTCTTCTTCTTCAATTTCTTCAATTTCCAGTCCTTCAAAATCTTCATAATCAATATCTTCCCATGTGATATCATCTTCCCATGGGACTAATTCTAATTCCTCTATGTCTATTGTCGGCATCTCAAATACTGGTAATGATGGCGTTGGGAGTGGAGATGGGATGGGTTCAGGCTCTGGTGTTGGGGTGGGGAGTACCTCTGGTGGTGTGGGTTCTGGTATTGGCTCAGGAGTTGGTTCAGGGGTCGGATCAGGAACTGGATCAGGTTCGGGAGTAGGCTGTGGAGTCGGATCAGGAGTTGGCTCAGGTTCTGGCTCTGGCGTTGGCTCTGGCTCAGGTACCGGAGTTGGGTCAGGCGTTGGTTCAGGCTCTTGCTCCTGCGGAACAGTCCAATTCCCACCAGAAATATCCATCGAATAAGTCCCAGTCGTATACTCATCAAAAACATCAGCCCTAAGCACATAGGTGCCAGGGTCTAAGGTTTCTTGTATGTGGGAATCCCAGCAAAAATTTGTTCCATTATTATGCGGAGCCGAATCATCATCTTCATAAAGTAACGTTTCATTATTGTCATACAAATAAATATAGGGGTCTGCGCTTCCATTTTCTAATCCGTGATCATTACACGTTAAACTTGTATACGTAGTAATAGTAACCTGTGTTGATTCTGTAATAACAAAAGTAAACTCAGGTCCCTCATCTACAGTATCTACAACTATTGTGCATTCCCATCCAGATTCAATCTCAGAACACACAGTTTGGGCAGGCGCAGGAGGCGCAAACCAAACAATTAAAAGCAAAGAAGCTAATAAGCCTCTGCTTAAAACTTGAGATAATTTTTTAGTTCGCCGGAACCTCGCCATACATCGCTTCCAAGTCGGATTCATCTAGATCCTTTCTGCGAACAGCAGAACAAGACCCATCCTTTCCTAGAATAGATGCGGCATATCCTTTTAAGAAGCTAAGAACAGCGGCTCCACCAGATGCAAGTATAAGTTTCCATTCAGAAATACCCATATCTACAATTGAGTTAGTGCCTAAAGTTCCCCCACAAGCCTGCAAAAACGTGGCCACGACACGCTCTGCTAAATCTCTGTAGTCTATTTTACCCATTGCTCATCAATGCCTTCCATGTGATAGGTCCACATATGCCATCAGCAATAAGACCCTTTTTCTTTTGAAATTGTTTTAACGCTCTAAGTGTATACCAACCAAAATGTCCGTCAATACCTGTCCTAGCTGAAGGATACTTAGTTAAACGATAACCAAGATTAGCTAACCTAGATTGCATTAACTTAACAGCAGGACCTTTAGCGCCTTTACGTACCGTAGTTTTCATAGCAGAAGCTATTTCTGCAAACGCTCCACGATTCTGAGTTTTAGCCAAAACAGTAGCGCCTACTTCAGCTTTCTTTTCGTCTTTACTAGACAACGCAGGAGCATCATACCAATCATACTTTTTAGTATCATAACGATATCCGTACGCTTGATGATGCCACCACTCAGAAGGAACAGTACGTTCTAACCCATATTCTTTAGCAACTTTATTCACATCCCCTGTGGATATATTGCCAACAATACGGAAATCAACAGCAAACCCATAATTCCCCTCAGGATGATTAGGCTGTTGCATGTGCCAAGAACCCTGGAAACCTCCGCCAAATTTACGATCTGGGTTTGCTACAAGGTTAGGAAAAGTCCCTGCTTTATACCGTCGATACAAATCTTTTTGCTGTGCATAAGTTCTAACACCAGAACTAACTACAACCTTGCCTTTGATGCGAGAATCAGCAAAAAACTTTTCCAAACGATACTTCATTTTAGGATGCAACTCTTGTAAACGCACCCATTTACTAGACGTAGGAATCATTATTGACCTATTTCTGATTTAAGCAAAGTCATTAACGCATCATCAGCATCATTAAAACTTAACGGAACATTTTCACCAGCATTAGGTATGCCACCGCCACCCACTTGCCCACCAGTAGCAGGAACATTTAAAGGATCAGAAGAAACTTCAGCATTTCCTATTTTAACAGAATCAGAAGGCTCTTCAGTAGCAGTACCTAAACGTTCAGAAACTATTTCATGAGCTTTACCTAAACGTTCTTGAATAGGCATATTAGCATCAACTTCGCCACTAGCAACCTGAATAAGCATCTTGCCTTGCCAAGATTCAGGCTCATAACCCAAATTAGTAACAATCGCAGTTATTTCACGAAACTGTTCACGTTTTTGTTGCTCTTGAAGCAACTCTTGTGTTTCAGCTTTATTCTGATTTATCTGGCCAAGCAAACGTTCTTCAAACGCTTCTAACTCAGCTTTTAATTCATTAGGTTCCATTTTATTATTTTCTCCTATATTTGTAGTATTAGCAACAGTATTGTCGTCATCGTCAAAAACTATATCCTTAGCCCAAGCAGTAAAACCATCTTCACCCATATTACCAACAGCTAACGTCGCAAAACGTTCACCAGCTTCATAAGGATTATCATTAATTAACGAAATAGTATCTAACAACCAAGCAACAGCTTCTTCATCAAAAGACTCAAAAGCTTTCTTATAAGGGGCTAACTCAACTCTTCGTTGAGCGGCTTCATCCCTTACTTTTTTTAATTCCTTTTCTATATCAGCCATTATCCTTGTCCTAACATGGCTCCTAGATCATCAGCCATAGGAGCTTCCATTCCTTCTTGCATTATAGGTTGCTGAGGAGCCTGAGGTGGTGGAGGGACCATACCTTCTTGCCCAACCTCAGGAACAGGAGCCATAGCTTGTTCAGCCATAGCTTGAGCACCAGCCATTTGAATATCTTTAGCTTGCCCTTCAGCTTTAAAGTTTTTATGTATTTGTACATGGTCAACAAAAAGTTTCTGAATTTTTTCAGGCAACATTTCCCAACGTTTAGTAGACATAAACGCACGATGTTCTTCAATGTGTACATCATGATCGTCTTCCCTATCCCACTCAGGGTTACCTACTTCACCACGAGCCATTTGAGAATTTTGACGTTTAGCTTTAGCTATTTGTGGAGAAATACCAGCAATAATGTCATCAGCTCCAGGCAAATCAGCAATACGAACATACTGAGCAGGAGACTGTATCAAACCCATTTGTAACATTTTGTCAGCTTGCTGAATCATAGCAGTACGAGAACGAGACTGTATTTCTTCCTCAGGCACTCTAACTTCAAACTCAGAAGACAAATCACTACCCCTATGAGGAAAACGCTCAGGCCCAAAACCAGCATCAACAACAAGAGTTTTCTCTTTCTTCTGAGTTTCTTGATAAATTTGCAAAGCCATCTTTGCACAATCAGACCAGCACCGAGCAGTTTCTTTTAACAATCTACCAGTCGGAGAAGAATCTTTTTCCGACAAAATAGACAACCCAGTACCAGACTCAATGTTTGCAGGAGCCATACCACGAGAAACATCATGAACACCCATAATGTCATCAATCATCATGCTTGCACGATCCAAAATAGACTCATACCACGTTTGCATTCTTGGCTGTTCTAAATACGACGGCAGTTCTACGCCATCAGGCCAAGGCTGAAAACCTGGCTTATCAACCATTTCCTCAACATAAGGTTCTGCACTAGCAGGAAACAACGCACGAATAGTTCCAAGTTCCTTAGCATGTTCAGCAACACCAGACCAAATACCATTAAGTATTACCTGTATCTTCCGAACATCATCCATATAGGTAGTACCCCACCATTGATTTTCCTCAACAGTTTCACGAGCAACAGCAATCGGCAACCTATCCTCAAACGGATACGGCCAATCACCCTTTTGCACTACCTTGCCATCAATAACAACCTGAAAACCACCCTTGCCTTTACCCATAGGGCGTTCATAATATGTCAAAACTTTAGTTAACGCAGGAAGCGTAGATTCTCCAGAACCCCAAGATTGATGCAACATTCTATGCTGAAACGGAGCCAAACCAGCATGAGCATCAGCCGGAGGCTCTTTACGCATTTCAAACAAAGCCTTAACAGTTTTAGGAGGCAAAGCCTCTACTTTAATGCACCAACGAGCAGTCTCAGCACTTCTAGAACCTGGCTCAACAATAAACTCAGCCAAAGACAACGGTTTAATAATAGGCAAACCAGTATCAGGATCTATTTCAATCATCAAAGCCGCAGTACCACCTTTGCAAGTAGCGGCCATATGCTCTTCACGAATCACTTCCCAACGTTGACTACGATGCAAATCACGCAAAATAGCTTCAGCTAAACGAGCCGCACGAACAGATTCATCGTCAGCACCTGTAGGAGTAACCTCAAAAACAAGATTACGTTGAGTCAAATTAGAAATAATAGTTCTTTGGTTAGCACGCATTTTATTAAACACAGCTTGAATTCTGTCACGATCCTCTACTTGTTCACTAAGACGAGTAACAGCCGCATTCCAACGTAACCATTGCATACCACGAACAAAAGCATGATTAAGCCAATAACTACGCATAGGACCCATAACATGACGAGAAGCCTCATCATAAAGTTCCTCAACTGTTGTATTGTACTTATCTGCCATTATTTACTCTTTTTAATTTCCTTAACTAAACCTAACGCTTTTTCTGCTTTAGCTAACCTTTGTTCCAAATTTTTACATTGCTTTTTAAGTTCTTCATATGAAACCTCAAGCGGTTTCCAATACTCTGGACCTTTCCAACCAATTTGTTGAGCCGCATCTTTAATACAGTCCACACCGACATCTAAAAAACCTTCTTCCTCAATAGCAGGCCCACGAAAAATACCAACGTCGCCTTCTGCTTTTGGCAAAAAAGAAACATAGCATAATCCGACATTAGCACTATCTAACCCAAAATCGCCACCCTCAACTAATCTAAACATATTACCTCATCATATAAGACCAATTATCTGGTTCCTTACTTCTTTCTTCTAGTTGCGCCCAACACCGATCTTCCAATGTAGGCACTTTTTTCCTTCTCTGTACATATGCTGGCATAGAACGAGTCATTTCCCAAGCATATGCGCCAGTATCTACCATATCGTCATGCTTTGCATTCGGAAAATTCCTATGCTCCTGCTCCCACAAAAACAGCCACGAAGCTCCCTGAGGAAACCAAACCTGCTGATTAGATATACCAGCACCATAAGGAATAGCACGCTGAACCTTGTCACGATCCTTCGGAAAAAGGGGTCGAACAAAAAAACCGCCAGCACGTTGAAACAACTGAATAAGAGTCAAACCAAACGAACGCTCCTCAATTCCTAACGTAGTGACATCCCACTCACGACACAAACCCTGCGCCCACTCCAAATGACGAGCCGACTCAATACGTTGACGATCCATATGAACCAACATCAAATTCTGAGAATCACGATGCCAATCCCAAATCGACATAACAGACCAATCAGCCCACGTCTTTAACGAAGCCGCCAAATCAATAACACCAAACCGTACACAATTACGCTTAGGTATCATTAAATGACGGTCATCATCATACGTTAACTTATACTGCGAACCAGCATCAGACCAATGATGATACGGAGGCGAAAGAATACCACCAGCCTCCAACGACGGATTACCCTGATACATAGCCTCAAACCACAAAGGATCATCCTTGCGAATGTCCTCAAGTTCCTTTAGCGTCTTACGAGCAGGACAAAGCGCTTGCCCAGGTTCACGATCAATAACATCCTTATACCCATCACGAGGATAATGGTCAGGTTCAAACGCAATAGCAGGCATCTCCAAAACACACCAATCCTCACGAGGCACAGTCGAATTAGCCAAATAGATCCTTCGGCCAGATAAATCATCCTCATGCCAGCGAGTAAACATAACTACCTCAACAGCCATAGGCTCTTTACGAGTTAACCAAACAGAACCATACCAATTGTCCTTAGAGTCCCTAGCTACCTGTGAAAGAGCTTCTTCAGAGTTTTTAAAAGGATCATCAATAAGCCCAAAGTGGTAACCAGTACCAGTAAGCTTCCCGCCCACACCAGCAAATCGTAATTCACCAAACCTTTTGGTTTCTCTGATAAGTTGCCTGTTTCCTTTAGTTTCAACAAAACCATTCCTTTCATCTAATTGACGATTAATTTGTTCGCCCCATTCCCACGAAAACTCGTCAGAATACGTAACGATAGCTTGCTTCCGATCAGGCCACCTAGACAAATACCAGCCAGGCGTATGCAACGTCGTAATCCACGACTTGCCATGACGAGGGGGTGCCGAAAGCCCAAGGCGAAAAACCACTCGCTCACCCGTATCAGGATGCAAACCAAAAAATTCAATAACCTGAGCGCCATCATCAGAAGACAAAAACTCCCGAAGCTCATCAGGACCCTCTATTGGGTACGTTCCTTCTTCAGTTCGATAGAACCAATCAGCCACAGGACCAGGCCCCGAATGATACAAACGAAACTCGCACAAAGACTGTATATAATCTGATACAACTTCAACATGCTTATATCGTATCGTCTGAGGCGACACATAGCAGGCATAATCCAAAGGGGATTCCAAAGCAACCCTAGCGGACAACAACTGCTCAATGTATTTAGTTTCCTCAGGAGTAGCAAACTCAAGAAGCCCTAACAGCTCCTCATAATTAATGTCGTCAGAACGACTAATTACCACTTTGTCTTATTAGCCCAATACGCCGCAGACATCTTACCTTTAGCAATGTTTTTAGCATGTCGAGCTTTAAAAGACTTTTGCCTAGCTTTTTCCTTAGCAGTTTTAGGGTTTTTACCAGCACCCTTAACACCTTGTTGGCCAAACCGAATAGTTTTAGTTTTGCCGCCTTCTCTAGCAACAACAACATGCGACTTCGTAGGATGATTAGGTGTTTTTTTAACTTGATTATATTTAGAAACCCCAGCCGCTTTTAACTTAGGATCTTTTTTCTTAGCAGGCATAATTACTTCTTTTTCTTTGCAGTCTTAGCCGAACGCTTAAAATCCTTAGCAGTAGGCGCACCCTTAGAACCAGGTTTACGCATACGCTCACCAGAACCAGCTTTAATACGTTTCTTTTTAGCATTAATATTGGCGTAAAGCCCTTTCTTTTTAGGCATTATTTTTTCCTTTTCTTCATGCCAGTCATTTTTTTACGACCAGCCGCCTTAGCCGCCTTAGAAGGGCGACCCCTTTTACTTCCGTATGTTCCTTTACCATATGGCATATTAAACTCCTGTTACAAATATTTTAATAGTTGGTGTACCCGATGCCGCAATAGCATAGAGCTGTTCGCCTGGCTGAGTCAGCGTAATAGGTCCAATGGTTGCACCTGCCGCCAAAGTCAACCCTTTTGAGTCATCAGCAACATCAGCGCCACCAATAGTCATCTCAATAGAGCCATCTTTATTCTCAACCCAAACAAGATTAGGATGATCAATAGAGGCGGCCTGCGTAGCAGTCCAAACGACTTCTCTAGCTGTACTTAGCGCATTGTCTTCGCCATGAACGGCCATAATTCTCCTTAACTAGAATACACCTTTTAGTTTACTCGCAGATTCCTTCATATCAAGCTCTTCCAAAATATCTTCCAACGGGCGAGCCTCCGTCGCCTCCAAATAATCCGCCGCCTTACGCAAAATATCGGGGCGGTCCAAAGAATGCCCCAACACAGAATTGCAATGCAAACACAATAACCCACGAATCAAATAACGATCACCATGCAAATGATCCACATGAATCTTACCAGAAGACATATACGCAAAATCCGCACCACAAATCTTACAATGACCACCCTGAGCAACCATCAAACGAGTCTTATGCTTCGCAATATGATACTGCCGACGCTTATACACCTTCCAACACGAATCACAATACGTCTGATTATCCTTAAACTCAGACTTCCACTCCTGGCAATACCTACAAAATTTTAAATTTTTATCAACAAAATCAGACGTAGCCACACTTAGAACATACTTCAGGACAAACAAAACGTCAACACCACACAACAAAAGCCGAATCTAGTCAATTGTTGTGTGAGAGTGCTGTGACCTAGGCTGATGGTCTACACTTTCACGACTACACCCCCTGTAACTTCGCAGACCACCACAGAGCCTTTTGTCCATTATGTTCCGAATCAGACAGCCCTCTTAGTAACCCTGTTCTGCTTAACGTTGTTTGTTATGTGGAGGCGCTTTTATAAAGTCGAACTTAGTAAGCCATGTAAGAAAGTTGTTCGACTTGACAAAAGCGCCAAGCGGTGGCCTCGTTCCTCGGAGGCAAAAGCCTCAGCGTGGTGGCCTACTCGTTACGTCCGTCGTGAAGTGTAGCCCTAACGTTTAACATTATAGAAAGGAATACATGTTATCTTTATTCAACTTAGTCAAAAGGTTTCTAGCCTCTTGGCGCAATAGGATCCGTGGGGTTCACCCCTTGGAAATTCCAGACAACGAGCTTCAAATGATGCTGTTTGAGTCTGACATTATGGATCTTGAGGATGATGGTCACATCAGTCCACGAGTTGCAAAGTTTATTATTGATCTATTCTACGAAAGGATGAGCAGATAAAAAAAGGGAGGGCATCTAGCCCTCCTTTTTTTGTACACAACAACGTGTACTTATTAATAGAAAGGTGCATAGTTATGCCACGTCTACCATATCGGTCAGACCCTTTTCCTGTGACTAAGCAAGGACGTTTAGACCTTGCTAGTGCAATACGGAAAGGTAAAGAAATAAATAAGAAAGGAGAAAGCAACATGGTTAGACCTGTACTTGCCGACCACGCCATAGTGGATGGTATTGCGTACGACTTCTTGGATCTGTTTGCAGGCCACGTTAGTTGTACATGTATTGGTGCAGTTGTCAGTCGTGACGAAGCAGTTCGTTGCGGTTGCGCTGACCTTGCCGACGATTCCTGTCGGTAACGATTTTGGGAGGGACCTCGGTTCCTCCCTTTTTCGTACACAACAATGTGTACATAATAATAGAAAGGTTAATATGTTAGAACTTATAAAGTTTAAGCTAGCCATGTGGAAGATGGATTATAGAATCTTCCGAATTAGGTTATCCTTACTTTACATAAACTGGATACTGCTTGTATGCCGTATCGAGGAATGGAGTTGGGAAGTTAAGTACGGTCGTCATTTCCACGACATCGAACTTGGCTAACAAATTTGGGGAGGGCGTGAGCTCTCCCCTTTTTTGTACACAACAATGTGTATAAAATAATAGAAAGGTTAACATGTTTAACAAATTTATAGAAGAGCTTCAGTGGCATTTGCTCTTGTGTTGGAGAAATGCCCTCATGCAATTCCAATTCGAGTGTCGCCATTGCTGGTGGGCATCCGAAAAGGAAACTAGATTAGGCAAGTTTGTGTACATCACTCTTGATGATCTATTCGTTGAGCGCCATTATATCTTGCTTAACAGGTATCACGGCTAACAAATTTGGGGAGGGCGTGAGCTCTCCCCTTTTTTGTACACAACAAGGTGTATAAGTAAAAAATAGAAAGAAAGAATAATATGTTTAAGAGATATAAAGCTTGGGAAAACAAAAAAGTCCTAATGCATATGGCATGGTGGGGACATTACCCTCTATGTTTTGCTCGTAGACGTACTGCGCTCGAAGTAGCCAAGTATCGTCAGAATAGGATTGACGAGCTTGAAACAGCGCTTCGTCAATGTCTTGAGGTATCCAAGCAACAAATGCATCTGAACAAAAAGCTAGAAAGAGACCTAGCGATTTGGGAAGAAAAAGAGTACAAACTCGGTTTGCAACTCGGTATCTATAAAGAGCAATAACAAATCTTGGGAGGGCATTTGTCCTCCCATTTTTTGTACACGCATGTGTACATTCATTAACTATAGCCCCTGCGGAACGGCAAGGGTTTGGGCGCAAGTATACCGGCTCACGCCGGTGGCGCTGTTTCCAAACCCACATGCCGTTGCAATACGGCTATTCAATAGAAAGGTAATACATGGTATATCAAACATATGATGGTGGAACTGAAACGCCACCCGACGAAGCTTTTGCTAACTTCTCTCAGGAAGTCGTAGCGTCGTTGTCAGCTCTTCACGGTTTTGCAGATCGTGACTCTGGCGACCCTGAACGTTATGGTCCTTATAACGAGATGATGTCAAACAAAGGCTTATTGTTCGGCAGAACATGGGTCACGCAAACTGATGAGCGTGATAATGACATGAGTTATTACGATAACAATGGTCTTATCAATCGCAACTTCACTGACGATGATCCAGTCAAGAATTTCTGGATTGATCAAGTCTCAGTCAGTTTCGAGACTATCGACATGTCAGAAGTTGTTGGCACTCTGTTAGGTTATCAGTTACGAGTTATTGACTACTGGCACTTTGTCAGTGGCAAGTCTCCAGAGTATCGTGGCAAAGCAATCATTGTTGCTCGTATTTACGAGAACGATGGCAAAGCTTTTAACCACCCACTCTACGATAACCTTGCAAGTGGCACTATCAAAAAGGACCGTCAAGGTCGTCCACACAAATACGTATTTGAGCCTATTGGATTCAGCAACATAGTTGCAGGTGATCACTGGCTCAACGTATTCGTCAGGTTAAGTCAGAATTACATGGCTTGTGTTTATCGCAACCAAAAGCAATCTCGTGACGAAACCTTGTGGGATACCGATGACACTCAATCCAAGTTGATTGAGTCCGGCTTGTATCAGTTGACAAACGATTTCTTTATTGATGAATCGAAAGATGTCAAGAAAGAAACTCGCAAAGTCATTACCTCCAAAGGTAAGACACGTGAGACTAACCGTATCCATCAAGACATTGACGAGGAATTGTCCATAGCTGAGCTTATGGAGGAAGACTGGTCATGACGGAATCAGGGAGGGCCTCGGCTCTCCCTCTTTTCGTTACAACAAGTAATAGAAATAAAAAAGTAGTGTAAATAAAAGAAAGGATAATGTATGAAACCATTAGTATTTAAAAATCGTGACGGCAAGATTGGCAGGTATGTCAACTGTAAATGCCCCAAGGGTAAATGTCCGCCACGTGCAAAACGTTAGCGATCTTCCTGACCTTTCTATTGTCGACTGCGTGCGACACAGTGCAACCTATTTGCAATCCGTACTGTGTCGCAACAGTCGTGAAGGTCTTGGACTCTAACACAGTACAACTTAATAATGGTATTACTGCTGACGTTCTTAATTACCTGGACATAAGTGTAGACCTACCGCACGGTCAATTACAGATGATGTGCCTTAGGTCGCATTTAGAAGGTAGAGAAATTACATATCTACCTATCCGCACTGATTATAGAAGTAATAAAAGAATTGAAGTAAAAAGTAAAATAATAAATTGTAAGAATTAAAGAAAGGATAAGTGTGACTGATGAAGATGTAATTAAGTTAGTTATTGCATTGTATGAATGTCGTAGTGCATTTATCAATTATTCTTCGGATCGTTCTATTGAGAATTGTCCGCAAATTCGTTGGGTTATCAAATCGGTAGCCCAGCTTAGTGATCTTGTGTGTGATGCGCCTTTGGATGTATCTGCACTTGATCCATTTTAAAAAATATAATGAAAGGATATTCCTATGAATATTGCTGACCTTATCAACCAAGCTATGTCGGATACTTCTGACCTGCCTGACGGTTATGTCCGTGGCGGAGATATGGAGATTGTTCCTGATATGGGTTCTGACTTCTATGTGAACATTGAGTTCGCACGAGTTAAAGAATCTCGTTCAGGCAATCCTACTATCCTTCTAGGCTTTAGTAATGTGTCCAGTGAGGGCGCTGAGGGTATTGCTCACTTTGAGAACTTTACCTTCTCTACTACCTCTACTACTGGTACTCGTATTACTATTGAGCGACTGCTTGCACTTGGCGTACCTGCTGAACTTATCCAGTCTGGTGACCTTAATGCTATAGCGTCTGACCTAGAATCCATCACTGAGGCTTCTGTCTATGTGGTAGATCATGAGGAAGGCACTGATGGGCGCATCTTCCCTCGTTATGAGTGGAGTGGCGTGACTCGTGCTTCCAGCGATAGCTGATGTATCGTGGGCAGGAGGATCCCCCATCCTTCTGCCCCTTTACTAGAGAACTATGTGGTTTGTTGCTTTCTCCGCATAGTTCTCTAGTAAGGCTCTCCAACTCCGCAATGGAGAGTCTTTCAAGTTCATTGCTACGCTCCTCGCATACGTTCGTAAGCCATGCAAGGATAGTAGCCCTAGCGATTATTTGGAGAGTGAGTATGTTAAATTTATTATGGTTTTTTTGTGTCCCTTGGATGCCTTCTGCGATGATGCAGGCTAATGATTATGAGCGTTGGGGTCATGATGTTGATCGTTGGGCGCCTATTGTGGAGCTTGCGTTGGAGGTGTATGGCATTCCTGAGGAGTTTGATACGTTTATGCGTGTGATGCATTGTGAGTCTCGTGGTGATCCTAGTGCTGTTAATGATCGGGTTTATGATAATCCTAAGGATCAAGCTTCTGGGCTCATGCAACATATGCCTAGGTGGTGGGATGCTCGTGCTGAGGCTATTGGTATGCCTGGGTATTCGCCTTTGAATCCTGTTGCTAATATTTTTGCTTCGGCTTGGTTGTTGACTGCTCGTCATGGTGGTTGGCAACATTGGAGTTGTTATGGACTTTGATTTTGATGTTGAGAAGCCTAAGCGTGTGGGTTATAAGAAGGCTAAGTTTTGGGTGAGGTGTTTGGATTGTCGTGCTATTTATTCTGATCGTGTGTTTAAGGATTATCCTGATTGTAAGTTTTGTGGTGGTGCGAATTGGTCGGATAGCCATTAGACAAAAGTTTTTGGGTACTAGGTAGGCCTCCAATAGTTAACACACTACCTAGTACCCTTATTATTATTATTATTTTGTCTATTTATTATTATTATTATTACTATTGGTGCTGTTTGTGCTGGTCACAGGCTTTTGATGGTGTAGACAAAAGTTGATATTTTTTTGGTGATTGTGGTACGTTTTGTGTCTAAATTAAAAGAATTAAAAGAAAAAGAAAGGAGAAAATGTGGTTTTGCTCATAAATAATGATGGAAATTACTCAATTACGTTGACTGAGGACGAATTAATCTCTATTCAGGTGGCTCTTGCGGAACAGTTTATGTTTTTTGCTAAAGTTTCGTCTGATGATGATGTTTCGCCTAAAACGTATGGGAAAGCTGTTGAATTGCGTGAAATGTTCCGTGATTTGTTAATTAAAACAGCTAATGACAGTACTATCATAGATTTTATCAATCAAATTGATGATAATCCTAGTGTTGAGTTAATATGGTCTGTTCTTCTTGAAGATGATCAAGAAGAATAAGAAAAAATATAGAAAAAAGAAAGGACAAAATATGTCTAGTATTATAGAGCAAACTAGGGGTAAAAATATTACCTTTAGTGAGCTGAAAGAAAATTTGTCAGCTGTTCGGGATGCTCGCCACGATATTGTGGTGAATACGAAGGATTTGGTCAGTCATGTACCTGGTTTTCTTCGTACTCCTGAGATAGGTGACGTTTTAACTTCGGAAGGCGTGGGTTTACCCCCTCGTGATTGGGAGTTGACGCCTCATGCTTTGCGTCAGTGGTGTCATAAGTTTAATGTTCCAGCTAAGTATATGTCTAAGCTTGTTGGTCATGAAACTTATGCTTATCCTGAGTTGGCTAAAGAAATTATGAATACTACCAATCGGGTAGAAGAACGTGATGTTATGTTGCGTGGTTTGATTGACCCTAATGGTAGAGATTTCTTTTGCCGTGCTGTTGTTTCTCCTAGTTACAGTATTATTGAGAATTTTGATATTCTTGCCGCTGTTTTCGAGGGTTTTAAAGCTGTTCGTGAAGAACATGGTATTGATTTTGAGCCTGGCCCTGCATCTGTTAGCGATACGCAAATGCGTGCTCGTATTAACATACCTCAGTTGCATGTGGTAGCTGAGGAATTGTTGCGTAATTACACGTCACCGTTTACTGGTCATCGTGGCATTGATAACCCCATTGTGTTTATGGGTATTGAGATACGTAACTCTGAGGTTGGCGCTGGTGCTTTCAGTCTTGTGCCTTCTGTTATCATTAAAGTTTGTGATAATGGCATGACATTGACTGAAGATATTTATCGTAAGGTTCACCTTGGTGCTAGTTTAGAATCTGGTGTTGTTTCTCAGCGTACGTTACGTGCGACTACTGAGTTGATTACATCTGAAACTATTGACAAGGTTGTTGAGATAGCTCATCCTGATTTTATTCAGGCTAAGGTGAATGAGCTTCAAGGTTTGAAGAAACCTGTCGGCGTTCAAGTTGTTAATACTTATTTGCAGACGGCATTCGATGATGATGTCGCTATGGGTATCTTTGATGACTTTGTTATGGGTACTGATTTGACTGCGTTTGGTGTAGCTCAGGCTATTACTTCGTATTCGCAGAAAGATTATGTACCTAATGATGTTGCTCAGTCGCTTGATGATTCAGCTATTGAGCATGCTAAAGCATTAGTGTAGTTGTTCGTCGGCGGGTTTAGTTACACCTTTCTATTTCCCCGTCGGCTGGCAGGGAAGCGTTGTACTCCCTCCGTTTCCCTGCCATTTAAATCGTCGTGCAAGGTAGACTTGGTAAACGAGCTAATTGTGCGACATAGAGTGCCTTAATAGGTTAAATGTGTTTAGGAGTGGAAAGTATACTTAATCACGTGTGTCCAATGCCCTGAGAGTCGTCGCAGACAGGTAAGGAGAGACTAAATAACAGCTCTAAAAGTTCTAGGCCCAGGTAAAGTCGCAAGCTTGTGCTCAACGTAGACACGACCTGCGAGCCTAGTTGAGTGATGGAGAGGATGGTCCTATATGAGAATATTCCTCCGGCTGTAGTGCATGACAGTAGATCTACCCATAATGGACGGTGGTGGTGGAAGCGCCATTGTGAACGGGTTACATGTATTAATCCCTCGTAAGTCCACATTTCAGTGGCATAAGGGTGTTTTCCATGGTAGATCCACACTCACATTTAAAATTTAAGATCGCTTCGGCTCAAGACGCAGGACCTTTGGACATGTCAAGCGTTCCGGTCCTCTGATGCCGAAGGAAGTAATAGGGGAATGTAATAAAGGACGGATTGATCATCCAGTGTGCATGGTGAAAACTTAGCGGTTAGTATCCGGCAAAGCAAAGTACTGTACAAGTCTTTGACGAATATGTCCCACCAGATCCCAGAGCCTCTGATAAGGGGATTCAGGGAGGTGTCCCCTATTACTTCAGGTATTCGCTAATATAATTATGTGACATTACCGAGGACATATGTTGGTGTAGACCCTGGTTCTACTACTGGCTTAGCTGTCCTTAGAGAAACTGGTGATGGCTGGATAGCCGCCCATGATCAAGTCTCTGGCCCTCATGATGCGGCACACTGGCTCCGCAGGCATTGTGAGGGTCAGTTTATCGAGCTTGTGTATGAAACATTTTACATTGGGGATAGGACATTAAAAGCTGGCAACACTGGTGTGTTTGATGCTTTGCATCTTATTGGTTGGATTACTGTCGAGTTTGATTTGTGGCTGGGTATACGTTTGTATCCTCAGTCCCCTTCGGAAGGAAAGACTATTAAGAACCCCCCGTTAAAAGCTATGGGTTTGTATACGCCTAGTATGCGTCATGCTAATGATGCGATGCGCCATATTGTGCGACATCATTTGTCCCATAAACCTGATAGTAATGTGTCCAGGGAGTATATAAAAAATTTGAGAAAATAAAGAAACAATAAAGAAAGGAAAAGATTATGGGTGCATATAAAGATATCCAAACTGAAGCTGAAGAGAGGGCCTCTGATCCTGTCTTTAGGTTGGCGGTTATTCTTATCTTTGAAGACATAATGCAGAAGCTTATGGGGCAGATTACTGAGCAGTTTGCTAAAGCATTTGCGTTTCGTAGTGATCTACGTAACTTTGTGTGGAAGAAGGATAAGTAATGGATGCTATTGAATTGACGATACTTATGAAGTATGAAGCTCAGTCTAATAAGAACGTAGACACTGATATAAATAATTTAATTGACACTCTTCACACTGAAGATGTTTTTATTACTAGTAACGAAAGGGTGGTGCATAGGTATGTTCCAGTTGAAGAAAAATGATATTGTCGAGTATCGACCTGGTATAAGGGATTGGCGTATATATACTGAGACTCCTCATGCAAATCAGTTTGTTACACTACCTGATACGTATCTTTCCGCTTGGGATATTCGTTTGTCTGATCATTATGATACGGAAAGAATTAACCAAGAGGGCATTGATCGTATACATGAATGGGGCGAGCAACGTTTATCGTTAGAGGCTCGTAAAAGTATTATTGATAATTCTGATGAGTGGTTTGGTTATCAGTGGTGGACTGGTCAGAAGCTTGCTCATGCTGGGTGCATGAATAAGTCTTTGTTTATTAATGATGGCACTGGTTTAGGTAAGACTCGTTCTGCTTTATGTGCTTTAAGTAATAACTTTAGGCTAGCTCCTAACATTATTGTCTGCCCTAAGGTTGCCATCCCCGTGTGGGTTAAAGAAATTGAGACTGTGTTCCCTGGCGCTGACTATATTACTATTGTTGGCGAGAAGAAAGAACGTGAGGAAAGGTTAAAGCATGTTGAGGATGTTAATTTTGTTATTATCTCTTACGATAACCTTATTAAGCATGTTAGTTGTAGGCATTGGCCTAATAGTAAAAAGCTTCCGGCAGGGGAACTTGATTTCCACGAATATAACTCGGTTATTATCGATGAATCACATAGGATTAAAAGCCCTAAGGCTTTGCGTACTCGTTGTTGCTGGACTCTTGCTGATAATGCTGATAAACGAATAGCCTTAACTGCTACGCCTACTACTGGTAGCGCCGAAGATTTGTGGGCGCAATGGCGGTTCCTTTCACCTAAAGAATTTCCTACGTTGAGTGCTTGGCGTGAACGTTTCCTTAATATGCGTGAGAACTGGCACGGTGGTTTAGATTGTGTTGGTTGGAACGAGACAGGTCATACGCATTATCTTCAGATATGTGGGTGGCGTACTAGTTATAATCAGTTTGGTGATAGAAATGTTGCTTATGCTATGCGTGGCATGACGATACCTGAAGAAGGCCCGCATACTGTCATTAAAGTTCCTTTAAACACACTCCAGCGACAAGGGTACGATCAAATGTTGGAATCCTATATATCAGATTGGGATGACAATATTCTTATAGCTAAAAATGATTTGGATAAATTTACTAAGCTTAGACAGTGGGCTAATGGTAGACCTATTTTAAATGATGCGAATCGTGTGATGGGTTTATCTACTCCTTCTGCGAAGGTCGATGCCCTGGTTGATTTACTTGAGGATGTTGATTGCAATGTTCTTGTATTTTGTGAGCATTCTAAAGTTGCTGGTATGTTTTTCCGTGCGCTTGAAGAACGTTTGCCTCAGAAATTTTTGGTTAATCTTATCACTGGTGATACAAGACAAATTACTAGAGAGTATATGATCAAAAGATTCCAAGACACTAATGATCTGATTCGAAAAATTCTTGTGTGTACTAGTGGCACGATGTCTGAATCTGTGTCTCTTACTAACGCTGGTTTGCTTGTATTTGCTCAGGAACCAACCAGCTTACAACAGTTCATACAGTGTCGTGGTCGTGTTCGTAGGGTAGGTTCAACTCATGTTGTGCCTGCTATATCCCTCCGAGCTGAAGACACTGTCGAGGAGCACCTGGCTCATAAAATGTCTAATAAGTTCGATGTGTATGAAGAATATTTCCAAGCTTTATCTAATGAAAGGAAAGAAAGTTATGGGTAATTTAAGAAAGATAGGTGAGATTCCTGTTGATTCAGGTCAGATGATGTTAGTAGATCCTTGCTATATTCTGGCTGATAATAATACTAAGGATGAAAGGTTAAACAAATTATATGATGACATCATTGACGTTACATGTAGCGATGAAATGGCTGGAACGATTGATCTTGGTGCAGTATGTAGTACTGGCTACGGTGATGGTTCTTACCCTGTGTATGTTGATGTGGAAGATGGTCGCATCTCGAAAATGGTGATCAGATTCATAAGACCTAACGCCTGGTATGAAGATGATGAAGAAGATATGGATTGGTAGTATACTCTAATGCATGGGTATGACGTTCGGAGCTTGGCTCAGATACGGAATTGAAGAAGGGTTTTGTACATCTAACTACTGCGCTAACCATGACTTGTATGCGCCTGAAGATGGAGAACTATTTAGTCAGCTCGCTGATGAGTATGACGGTATGGATTTCTGTTGGCCTACAGTCAGGTTACGTGTGTTAGCTGAGGATGATTAGTGGAACCTAAGGTTCTGTTTTATGACATTGAAACTGCGCCTAACTTGGCGTATGTGTGGGGCCATTATCAGCAGGATGTTATAGATCATGAACGTGAATGGTA